TTGCGCGGTATCGTGCCAAAGATAGCCGATAAGAATGTTGCTGCGAGAGCTACTTTCCTCAACCAGAGTACTTTGTATATCAATTCTGAAATTATAAATTGGCTAGATGCAGCTAATGCTAGTTTTCTTCAACAAGTTTATGCTAGCTTTAATGTGTGTGCTCAGTGTCAAGATGACTCTAGCTCTAGCCCATTTAGTGGTTCAGATTCTGAGGAGAAGAAACCATTTGATTGGTCAGAATGTGCTAGTTCACTCCTTGATCAAGGAGATTTGGATGATGTGTATGGGAAAAAATGTGATGAATGCCCATGCCGAATGGTGTGTGTTTGTCCAGTTGTTTGTCCGTGTCATATGCATGTTGCTCCTCGTTTACAAGGGAAGATAAAAGGAGATGGAAATGACTCTGGCTCATCAGAAGAATCAATAACAGACAAGATCACAAAAGCTGTGAAAACAGTTAGTGGGTTTTTCGATGAGAAGGAAGAGTTTTTGGTGCCAGACGCCGCTATTATTGAGGCCATGATCGACAAAAAGATCATGCCCTCTACCACTGAAACCTGTAGTATCGCTTCAGGTTTGAGTGATGAAAATTCCGGTATGTCTATTGATGAAAGTGATATGAGTGCTGCTAAATTTTTGGATCTCAAGCAAGTACAGTCCTTTTTGGAAAGCTTGGGGGAGAAGACTAAGGCAGCCTTTGTGAAAGTTGCATTGGCACTCGAAATGAGTGCTTTTCGCAGCTGGAAAGTTGCTCTTGATGCCTGTGATGGTGTCACCCAGAAGACGAAGGACGTCGCTGTGGCAATTAGGGAACAATGCACCCCTGGAGAGAGCGGAGATCTGTTCCTGAAATTCACCACCTTGAAACTTATAGGTCGTGTTTGGCAGGTGTCAGAGCTCGTGAAAGATGCATATTATGCTGTGGCAAACAGAGATGTTTTACCACTAGTTATGGCAATGGCAGGTATGAGTCTCGCTTCGGTCGCCTCCGCAGTGATGTGGTGGAAATCGAAGGGAGCCAACCTCCAATTGGAGGGTCCAAAGGGACCCGATAATCTGCTTAATGCAGTTTGCCAGTTTTCAACTGTTTTAGGGTGCGTTACTGCTGTTATTGCTCTCATTGCTGGACAGGATTGGAGTTATATTGTTTCTCAAATCAAGAATTCCTCCTTTATCATTACACTTTTGAAGAAATTTTCTAATGAGAAGAGAGATCATTCTAACATTGATTCGGACGAAAAAGCCGACAATGTTGTCAATTATGAGCGTGAGTTGCGAAAAGCTTTTGTGCGCATCGCTAAATTTTGCGATGAAATGGATACAGTGATCCAACAAAAAATCACTGTTGACCTTGTGAATCTCTGGTGTACTCAACCAGCAATGGTTGATAAGCTAGGTCTTTCACAGGATGAGCGGCGACAACTCCGAGATATGTTAGTTTCATACGAAATGTTGTTGCAAGGGAGTTTTGCCTATTCTATGGCAACACTTGCCCAAGTCGACGATCCATTGGATATACCGCTAAGTCTTTGCACGATGTTGCAGACTTTTGCTAAGCAATTCTTATTCGCGCTTGGGGGAGCAAGCCTTGTTATAGGCATCTTCTTTGTTACGGGTTATGCCTTGAACCCAAAATTTCGAGGCTATTGTGGTGATGGTTTTCGCGGTTTGTTCGATTCGGTTTCTGGAAGTGTTACTAGAACGGCTAACATTGTTGTTGATTTTATGTCCGATAATGTTTACCGTTTTGTATGTCCGGTTACCCATAAGACAATTACCGTGAAGGAAGGACTTCTACTTGAAGGTGGAATCCGAAAGTTACAAGACTTGTCCATTGAGCAGCAAGACGCATGTGAGAGGATTCGAGAATCACTCCTCATTCTTGATGCTATCGAGATCTGCATGAATACCAAGGGTGACACTCTTCCAGTGATGGAGGGTAGAACTCGTCCGGTGAAGGCAGCCGGCGTCGATGGTTTTGTTCGTTATGATGACGGTTCATCCCGTTATGATGATGAGCTTGATCGACAAGTTAAGACCTATTGGAATGATAAATGGAATGCAGGTTATTCTGAAAATGCCTGCAATGAATTGGCTACTCTTTTTAAGGAAAAAGAAGTGTGTCTTGAAATGCATGACAACATTCTTACCTTTTCTAGACAGAGCGATGAAAATATTCAACTCCTGAATAATCTCAAAGATCGAATTGAAGCCGCCTCTAATAAGGCTGAGCAAATCTATTCTGGATCATGGGAGGCTTTTGGAGGAAAATTTCAATCGCGAACCAATTTCCGATCATGGAAGAAAAATGTTAGAGGGAAAGGAAAAGGTGGAGGTGGTCCAATGAAACCACAGGAACCTGGTCCCAATTCCCAACAGAAACAAACGGATGCAGCGAAAGCTCCCGTTTTTGAGAAGTTTGCCAACTTCAAGAGATATCTTGATAAGTTGTGTGATGAGAGGGTGAAGAAATTTGTCGATGATGTCAAAACACGAAAAATTTTTGATAATCCTGAAAAACCAG